TTACATCCACATAATTTGCTGCCCTGACGGCAACGGGTGCGGCCTTACGGCGTGGACTTCTCCCGGCTTCACGATGTATCTCTGTACCGACTCATAGGTGATGAACGTGGCGCTGCAATTCACGTTCTGGCACTGGTGATAACGCTCTTTTGTCGTGTCAGTGATATAGCGGCTTGTACGCGCATGTGCGGCATGCTGGCATAAAGGACAATGAAACATCGCGAGCACCTCTTCCGGTTTTGTTGATGTTGCCATTTTAGTTAATTTATCCTTATAAAACAAACAGATAAAATAAAAGCATCACTCATCATCTTCTGTTTCGTACTCCACATCAGAAAGCCTGACCTCAAGCTCTAAGGACGTCGTGAAGCCGCTATTATTCAGAAAATGTGTCACCTTAGTGATTGTCCAGTCCTGCTCGTCTATGACGCGCTTAAAGCCTGACACTTTAACCGGTGTTTCCGTGTAAATATCTGCCCGACCGGTAGCCAGGCTGATGGAGAACTCCGCCACACCCCGTTGCAGTTTATCCCACTTCGCCTGAGCGGCGCGCATGGCCTGCGCTTTTGTGGCATATACCGTGGTCAGGGCAAAAACATTGTCAGCCTCACCGGCCATGTATTCACCTTCGCGCGCTTCCGGTACTTTTGGCGCTTTCTTCTGCGTGACCGGTTTAGCTTTCGGGTGCTCCAGTGCGCGCAGGTGTTTCTCTTTCTTTTTGCGTTTCAGTTTTACCTTCTGCTTTTGCGGCTTCGGGTCTTTGGTGTGTAACCACTTTGCTGTTACGCCGGTATAGGCTCCACGGTCAGCAATCGCAAAATGATGACGGTCACCGTCGCTGCGGGTGATGGTAATCTGAGGGATTTTTTTACCGCTGGCCGTCACCCCCTGCCCCGCTTTGAGAAACAGCAGTTTTCCCATTTTTACCGACACCTCACCGCCGTTGCGTTCAGCAAGACGGGTCAGGAATTTCACATCGGACTCCTGCGACTGGTCGATGTGCGGGATTTTAATTCCGGCCAGTGACGGAGCGACACTGGCTTCCAGCCTGTTACGGGTGGCTATCGCCTCAACAATCGCACCGAGCGTGGTGTCATGCCAGGAGCCTTCCCGGCGGGAATTGAGCGTCCCGCGAAAATCTGCACTCCGGGCGCGGATGGTGACCACATCCGGCGCGCCCCGGTGTTCAACCTCATCAACGGTAAATTTCCCTTTGCATACCAGGGCAAAACCTTTCCAGCCGATATACACCGTCAGGACAGCGCCACGAACCGGCAGTCCGACCTGCCCGTCGGCATCGTTCAGTTCAATATCAAGCTGGTCAGCCTCAAAGCCCCGGTTATCCGTCAGAGTCATGCTCATCAGACGGTCGCTGATATTGCCGGTAATATCCCTGCTGTCGAGCATCAGCATGTAATCCGGCGTCAGCGTACTGCCTGCATCAAATGTCAGTGCATCCAGCATTATCCCGCCCCCGTCATTCCTGTGAATTTAGTCGCCATACTGCCAGCCTTACCGATGAGCGATTCCGCCTGTTTACCGATATCGCCATAAAGCGCGGCCAGTGATTCGTCAACGCGGGTGAGCGACAGCGTAAAATCAATTTTTCGGGGTGTGCCGTCTGCAAAGAAAATACTCCCTGTTTCACTCACCTTGCTGATGACATACATGCCGTAAATCATGCCAGTGCCATCCAGCAACGGCCACGCCCGGCCTTCCTCTGCCATCAGTCTGAGCGTGGTCACCGTCAGCTTTCCGCCGGTCAGTTCAGGATAAAGCACACCGGCAAGCGTCATGTTTTCCTCACCCACACCGAGAAACTGGTAGGCATCCCGTTTACCGATACGGGAATTTGACGGCCAGCGATAATCTGATTCACGCTGCATGGTCTGGTGTGGCAGCGTCTGGCGCATAAAAACAAACATACCTAACGCGAGCATCATTTTTCGTCACCTCCTTAACCGTCATGCATCATGCTGGCACGGGCGCGCGCACGTTTATCCCGCTCGTATTTTTCGAGCGCATCCTGTAACTGGCGGTCAAGCTGTGTCCCCGGCGCAGTACCACCCGTCAGGCTGATGTGATATTCGTTTTTACTCTGGTCTACATAAGAGCGGCCAGCCGGTGCCGTGACCGGCTGATAAGCCTGATAACCTGCATAAGAGCTGGTCGCCGGAATATAACCACCGCTGCCATACGTGGCGGCTTGAGTTCTGGCGGCGGTCTGGTCAAGTGTGTCTGACTCTTTGTTGATGACACCGAGTTTTTCCAGTACCCAGTCAATACCACTGCGCAGTTTGTTGAACGCATTAAGCGGCAGCATCAGCGCGTCAGCCAGTGCCTGCCCGAACATGACGCCCGTGTCACGGCAACGGTTCAGGGTGTCCTGGGTGGCTTTGACCGGGGCAATCAGGTTTTTAAACCACTGCCACGCGGCCTGTAACTTTTCACCCAGCCAGTCAAACACCGGTTTAAGTGGCGTGAACAGTTCCCCCACCGGCGCAAATGCCGCTTTCAGCCCTTCAACCACACCGCCAAAAAATGCGCTGACAGGCTCCCAGTATTTACGGATAAGTAACGCCCCGGCGACAATGGCGGCCACCACGGCCACTACCGGCCAGCTAATCGCCCCGATGGCGGTCATAACAGCACTGCCAACCGTCGTGAAGATTGCCCCCATTGCGCCTGCTGCCGCGATGATGGCATTGATGCCGGTGATAACCGGCCAGGCTACAAGACCAATGGCACCGATGATGCCAGTCAGCACCAGTGCGCCACCGGCAATGAGGCCGATGGTTGACGCCAGTGATTTGTTTTTCTGTATCCAGCCGTCGAGTTTTAACACATACTTTGTGGCCGTCTGCGTGAGATTACGCAGTGCGCCTTCCTGCTGGTCAAACAGGTCAGTCCCTACCGCCTCATAAGCGGACTGAAACTCCTTAAAGTCACCGCCGAGGTTATCCTGCATGATTTTAACCAGCTCTTCCGTTTTACCGTCCGAGGCTTTCAGCGTGGCGGTCAGCGTATCCAGTTTTCCGCTTGCTGCCGCTGCCAGTAAAACGTTCGCTGATTTCAGGGCTTCCTCACCAAAAATGGTTTTAAGGTATTCCCCCTTCTGAGACGTTCCCAGCTTATGCTTATCAAAGCTGGCCTGAATCTCTTTCAGAATGGTGAACAACGGACGCATATTCCCCTTTTTGTCCGAGGTTTTAACGCCAAGCTCTTTGAGTGCATCCCATGCTTTTCCAGTCGGTGCCTGTAATCGGGTGACAACGGCACTGCTACCCGTACCCGCCATTGACCCCCTGATGTTATTGTCATGCAGCACACCGGTCATGGCCGCTGCCTGCTCAAGACTTACACCTGCCGTCCTCGCAACCGGGCCGAGGTAAGTCAGTGCATCACTGAGTCCCTGAAAATCAGCCGCCGACTTATTCATCGTTGCCGACAACACGTCGCCCACATGGCTGACATCATCATTTGACAGTTGAAAGGATGCCTTAGTCCCCAGCAACAATTGCGCGTTTTCTTCCATCGACCGCTGGTTTGCCAGTGCCATATTCAGTGTGACCGGCGTTGCTGCCTGAATAGCCGCAGCATCTCCACCCGCTTTCGCAATGATAATCTGTGCACCGGCTGCATCATCTGCCGAGGCTGCGGTATTGTCGCCGAGCTGGCGCGCCTGCTTGCGGAGTGCGGTCATTTCGGCGGAGTCTTTTGCCACACTCAGCACGGCCTGCAATTCTGAGTTTTTCTGCGCAAACTCATAGCCGGGCATCAGCAGCTTAACTCCGGCCATCGTTCCCGCCGCCGCAATCCCCACACCAGCAGCGCCCACTGAGGCCATGTTTCCGGCCAGTTCCTTTCCGGCCTGATAACGCTGTTTTACTGCATTAAGTTGTGCCTGTTGTGCACTGACACGCGCCAGCGCGTCACGCTGCCGGTTAAGCTGTGCGGTGGTTTCACTGATACGGTTTTTCAGCCCTCGTTCATCATGCGCCAGATTACGGGTATTAATACCCGCCTGACTCAATTCCTGACGCTGGCGCTGTACCGACAATCTCAGGCTGTTATATTTCGCCTGTAACTCAGACGCATTTTTACGCGCGGCTTCCATTGCCTTTGCCTGTGCATTTGTCGGTCGTTCAGTATTTTTAAACTGGACAGCCAGAGCTGCGGCTTCCTGTCTGGCTTTTTTCAGTTCCTGACCAGTCACGGCGAGCTGTGCGCTGGTCTTGCGAAATCCCTCAATACGGGATGCCTGACCGTTCAGCTCGCGCAGTGATTTTTGTGTGTCCCGGATATCCCCCGACAGCGACTTACTCGCTGTACGGATGGATTTAAACGGGCGGGATGCCTGGTCAACAGCCCTGAGCAATACCTGTAATTTTACATTGTTACTCATTCGTGTTTCCGCTTCGCCGGAGCGCCTTTTCGCGCCATGTGATGAGTTCGGTCAGGCTCATGGGATACAGTTCTGATGGCGGCCAGTGAAATATCACTGCCACATCCGCCATCAGGTCATCGACCGACAGATTTTTCGGAAACGTCACTGCACCGAGTTCGGAGACAAAAAACCGACCACCTTACTGGCCAGCGCCACAAGGTCAGGCAGTTCCAGCGCGGCGACTTCCTGCTCGGTCAGCATCGGTGCCGTCATGCGCGGCAGCACCTTAATCAGTGCATCGACTTCGGAGTTTGCAACCGCAGCCAGACTGACACCGCGCAGCGTCCCGGCATTGGGTTTCATCAGCGTGACCTGTTCGATAACCTGCTCACCACGTTTGACCGGATTTTCCAGGGTAATGACATTTTCTTTGTTCATGGTTTTCTCACTTCTGAATCAGGGTTAACCGGTCAGCCTGGCTGACCGTATGAAAATCACAGGCCGATATTTCGGCGGTGTTGCTCCAGCCGGTCGACGCCGTTCACCTTCTCAATCATGTTGATGGTGTCGATTTCGACCAGCTCCTTACCGTCCATCGTCAGCCGGAAATAAGTACAAATCACCGGGAGTTTCGATTCGGTATCCTCTCCCTGTTTACCCTCTCCGGTGTCGACTTCTTTCTGACGCCCACGCATGACCACTTCGACGGCCACCGTTTCGCCGGTATCGTCGCGCTGGTAAGAACCAGCAAAACGAATCGGTACGGCATCAGCACTGGTTGCAGCGTAAAGCTCCCAGATAACCGAATCCGGGAATCCACCGAGCGACCACTCCATTGACAGCGCATCATCATCAAGGCCGAGGTCTACCGGTGCGCTGCCGTTCATTCCCGCACCGCGATAATTTTCGAGCTTACGGGTCAGTTTTGGCAGCGTGACGGAATTTGCAACGCCCTGATAGCTGTAGCCGTTCAGAAAGACATTCATGTATTTGAGTTTGCGCGGCATTGCCATCGGTCAGGCTCCTTAATTGCTGTTAACCGAGGTGACCAGATTTGCCAGGTATTTATCGGTGATACGCTGGCGCAGGGTCAGGTTTTCGAGAGGAGGCACCGGGGTATAGTCGTAGTCGATATACAGTTTTCCGGCCTTGAGGGTTTCCGCATCGTTGGATTCTTCGCTGAACCAGCAGGTCGCATCCACGATATAGCCGTTTGTTTTCAGCTCACGGAATTTGGCATTGATGCCGTCAACGATGTCGCGAATCAGCGTTGCGGTGATGGGCTTGTCCACCGCCCACATGTGCGCCTCAGCCATCGTGTCGGCCAGCACCTGCGCGGTGCGGGTGTAGTTTTCAAAGAGGAACAGCGGGTCATCAGAGCAGGTACGGTTACCCCAGAAGCGGAAACCGTCACGGCGAATCAGCGTTGTGACGCCTGACTCGTTAAGCAGGTCAGCATCGGTGCCGGACTCCTGCAAATCCCAGAATACAGATGCGCTGATGCCGGTAACACCGTTCACCCCAACGTTGGACAGTGTTTTATGCCAGCCCTGCTCCTGGTCGATTTTAGCGCGCAGACCCAGCGCACGGGCGGTGGCATACGCGGTGGCGGTGGTACTGGTGACCGTATCCCATGCGAGGAAATCCGGCCAGATGACCATCAGCTCACGCTGGCTGAAATTCTGACGGTAGGCTTTCACCTCGGAAATGGTCTTACAGCCCCATGCGCTGATATACCCGAAAGCGCGCAGCTTCTGACAGACTGATGCCAGTGCAACAGCCACCTCTTTGGTATCCAGCCCCGGCACACCGAGGATACACGGTTTAACACCGGTTACCGACTCCGCCGCCAGCAGGGCTTTCAGTCCGGTGTACTGACCATTTTCGTCGGTAGTGCCGATGATATTGGAAACGGTCTGCGCAAGTTTCGTTTCTTCGTCGTCGCCGGTGCCGTCTTCAACACGCACGACAACGGTGACCGGTTTTGACTGGTCAGCGATGGCCTGCAACGACGCCGCCAGCGTGCCTTTTTTACCAGCCTTTGCAATTGCGCTCTGCACATTGGTAATCAGCACCGGTTTATTGAGGGGGAAGGTTTCCGCATCCGCATCGCTGGCCGTGCAGACCATGCCGACAATGGCCGTGGATACGGTGGAAATGACGCGGGTGCCGTCGTTAATCTCCAGCACCTGCACGCCGTGATGATAGTCACTCATCCGTTTAACTCCGTGGTTAATGGGTGCAACTATTTTCTGTTGTGCAGAGCATGAGACGCTATTTGACCTGGCTGGCCAGTGGATGAAACAACAGATAAAGAAAAGGCGGGCAATCAGCCCGCCTGTGTTTATTGCGGTAGTTCAGGCCATTCTATATCCGGAGCATCTTCCGGCTGAACGCGATTCAGTAGCACACGGTATTTTTTCCAGTGTGTCAGGCTTAACTTTTCTTCCTCGGTAGCCATATCTAAATCGACAGCATCCTGCAGAGTGGCAATAATTTCACCTGCATATGCAATCAGCTCTTTCTTCTGAGAGTCAGCCGCTCTGACAAGCGCATCACGCTCTGCATTCTCATCATTCACCCACGCATTTCCGTTCCATTTCTGATAATCCCCATCCGGGGAAATGGCTGTCACGTCTGGAGGTAATACGCCAAGTTCAGAAATATAAATGGCTGCTCCCGTTTTCGTTTCATAGACGGTCTTTCCGCGATGGTCTTCCATCAGTTCCCATTTCATTTCATCTGCATTGAAAACGGCTGCATAACCAGCAGGAATATCAGGCGGTGCAATATCTGTACTGTTTGCAGGCAGACCTGTATGCGGCGGAATATATGCATCACTTTCGCCAATAAACTCATTGGTTCCATCAAGTAAATTGAAAACGCGGATAGTTTGTGCTTCTGCACTCATTCTGAAAGCCATTATGCAAGCCTCACAATATAGTTATATGCAATATTTTTTACGGTGTTCTCTGAATTCCCCGTAGCATTGACCGTGATGGTGTGTCCGTGCGCCCCCAATGCCACAGTATGTGCATGGGCACCAATACCTACGGTGTGGTTATGCTGACCAATATCGACAGTATGGGCATGGTTACCGGCTGAGGAGGTCGTTACTGTTCCTACTGATTTCCCCGTCGCCCCCGCGGCGTTTGGCCCGTCTTTCTGCTCTTCATTTAATACTGTAAATGAGTGAGCATGATTCCCCGTGCTATTAGTAGATTTCGTCCCATGGTTAAATGTGCTGACCGTTTTTGTTCCGTAATCAAACGAACTGGTTGTTTTCGTTCCCAAATCCGTATTTGACGCACTAGCGCTGTGAGTATGCGATTTAATGCCGTCCTGTTCCTGTGATAATACGGCGCGACCACTGGCGGGTTTGCCCTTGATTGTCCAGCCGCGCATATCTGGAATCACCCCTGACGGATAAGCTGCTGCAAGCAGGGGATAGGCTGCTTTATCAAAAGTCTGCCCCAGCATCAGGGCATAGCCTGTAGGTACTGAATCAGAAGGCCACGGGATTGGAGCACCTACCGGAAATGAATCCTGCGGTGTCCATGATGTCCAGCCCCCCGTTGAATACTGGCTGCGGGTATAGCTTCTTGATGTGTTATAGACATAGTAAATTTGTGTTATTCCGGCATTTTTAAGCACAACCAGAGTACCTGCAAGATTCTCCGGGTATTTCAGCGATGCGCTTGTATTCGCATTCAGTGGCTGATGGTACAGTCCCGGCGTTTTGTAATTATCCAGATTCTGGTTTGCACCAATCTCAATACTCTGACTGTTAAAAATATCCTGCGATGTAACATTGACATCATTGGTCAGTGGTTTGCCATTGACCTTACGCCCGTCAGGAACGCGTCTGTTTGCATTATCATTGGCAGCTTTCACCGCTTTCGGAGTCGCGGCAAATGTTTCAGAATCGCTGTTGGTGTCATTACTGAGCTGAACAAGCCCTTTTCGCGCTGTAGTAGCGTCCTGCGCAGTGTATTTCCCGTTAGCAAGGTCATACGCTGTCTTAACCGCCTTTGGCGTTGCCGCAAGCGTTTCAGAATCGCTGTTGATGGCGCTACTGAGCTGAACAAGGCCTTTTCGCGCTGTAGTGGCATCCTGTGCAGTATATTTCCCGTTAGCAAGGTCATAGGCGGCCTTTACCGCTTTCGGCGTTGCGGCCAGCGTTTCAGATTCACTATTGGTCGCGCTGCTTAACTGAGTAAAACCTTTTGCAGTCAGTGAGGCGTCCGGGTGGCGTCGTGACTGTTCGTGCTCTGCAATTTTGTCATCAACGTAATCCTGCGTCGCCATCACCGTTGTGGTGTCGATGGTCAGATCCACTGAGGCCACACTGCTGACGATGATGACCATGCGGCAGGTCTGCGAACGCCCTGAGCCTTCGGCAAGAGCGGGCTTATAACTTTCGGCCATGTTCGCCACAGCAATTAACGTTCCCGCATCATCGTACAGGCCAAGCTCACGCATCCAGAAACCGCCCACCTCCGGCGGGATGACCAGCTCTGCGATAATATAATTACTGTGTCGATTGTCCTGACTGATTTTATTCAGGGCATGTCGCCAGACCTCATTAACAAGTTTTGTCTGTCCGGCATCCGGCACCGGCAATTGACCGCCACCGTCCCCGACGGCCATCGTGGTAATGTTGACCTTCCTGCCTCCCGGTGCAGTCGCCGCTGCCAGCTTTGCTGCACCGGCAGTAGTGATAACGGTTTGGAACTTTGCGCTCATTATTCCTCACTTATCCTGGGTAAACCGTAATAACATCGCCGTCATAAGCCACACCACCGGCAAACAGATAACCGGGGATGTCCTGGGTAATATTCAGACCAATAAGGTGACGACTTGCAGGTTTGGCATCGGCAATCAGCCGTTCCATTTCCAGATACATCTCCTCCGTGATGCCGCTTTCCAGTACGCCGATATCAAGCCGGAAGGTGCCGGGCGGGTCGCTGTTTTCCCACCACTCCGTCACGTTGATGAGATAGCCGAGCGGCTCCACCACACGGCGAATCGCACCAATAGTGCCCTTATGGCAGTGAATGAAATACGCATCGCGGATAACGGCGCGTTTTGTCGCTTCCGGCCACTTTTCATCCCACCTGTCGACCGAAAACGCCCACGCCAGCCACGGCAGCAAATTTGCCGGGCAGGTGTCCGGGTTCCACAACTCACGAATCCTGACCGGCGTTTTTTCAATTTCCGCACAGGCTTTTGCGGCAGCGACTTCAAGCGGTGATGAGCCGGTCGGCAGCAGTCGCGAATCACTCATCCGAGCCTCCGGTCACGACGCTGTATTCGGTACAGAAAGACGCCTGCGTATTGTTGAGCACGATGTCGGCCAGCGGTGCAGCCAGTTCGACACGCTGCACGCCTTCCACATGCAAAGCGGCATAAATGGCAGACAGACGGATGTCGCGCCCAAGCCGGTGCTGTGCCGTGATGTACGCTTCCAGTTTTTTCACGGCGGCAGCGCGAATGGGTTCGCTTTCGGGGCCAGGGTAAAGGTAAAGCGTGGCATTTATCTGGTATTCAACGATGACGGCAGACTGCACGGTCACACGGTCGGCCACCGGTCTGACGTCCTCACCATTAAGGGCGTTGCGCACCACCGCCAGCAGGTCTTCGGATGCCACACCGTTATTTTCACGTGACAGCACAGAGATGGTGACGCAGGCCGGAGAAGGACTGGTGACAGAGATATCTGCGACACGCCCGTCGGCACTTCGACCATGATACTGATAGGCCCCCACCGACCCGGCGACGCTTAAACCTTCAAACGCCTGCTGAATACGCAGACGATAATCGGTGTCAGATTCCATCACGGCCGGTGTCGGCGGGAGGGTCGAATCATCTGCCGGGGTGATAATCAGGCGTGTGGTGTTGTAATTGGCACCAATCACATCAAGGTCATTACCGGCGGCACAGGCCAGCATCACCGCCCGTGCAGCCTCATTCACACGCTGACGCCAGATAAGCTCACGATAAGCATTTTCCTCCAGCAGTTTGACGAGAGGCTCAGATTCCAGCGTCAGGGTACGGGCGACCGCCTCCTGCTGGTCTTCCGGGTAAAGGGAAATCAGTGTCGCCTTGCGTTCGGCAAGAATGGTTTCAAAGTCCAGCTCCTCGACCACATCCGGTGCGGGTAGCTGGTTCAGGTCGATAATCGGCATGGTTTCAACTCACAGGGATGGTTAACGAAAGTGGCTGGCCGGTGTCGTTGTGCTGGCCGGTTAACGTGACCGTCATTCGCCCGTCAAAACTGCGCGCCGTGGTGACGGATGACAGGGTGACGCGGGGTTCCCATTTCAGCACGGCCATGTAACAGGCGACCTTAATCTGCAACTCAAGCGCCGGGGTCTGCGGCTGGTCAATCATTGACGCCAGCAACGAGCCGTAATCACGACGCATCACCCGTGAGCCGACCGGTGTGCGCAGGATATCGCCGATACTCTGGCTGATATGCTCAAGGTCAGTGACAGTCAGGCCATCACTGCGATTCATTCCGAGATAACGCGCTGTCATTTTGTCCCCTGCGTCCAGTTGTCACCTGACTTAACACCACCGTGACCGTGGTTATCCACCTGAACGCCGTTAGACGTGAATTTCCCGTCGGTATGCTCGATGTTGCCGTGCATCTTCCCGCCCTTCTGCACTTCCAGCGTGCCGGTAGTCAGTTTGTTAGTGCAGACCACCTCTGGTGTGTCCAGGGTGACGCGGGTTGATGCTTTCACCATGACCACCGGCACCGTGGCGGTAACAGAATCAGAAGCCGTCACGCTGGCCGTTTTAATTCCGCTTACCGTGAGTGCACTGGTTTCAGGTTCATACTCAATCACCGCCCCGTCAGGGAAACGGATATGCAGGGCATCCGCCGACGCAGACGGCGCGGGGTTATCGCCGGAATAAATCCCCGGCAGAACGAACGCCGTGTCGAGTTCACCACCCACGGCCAGAATCAGCACCTGCTCCCCCACGGAAGGTGCCCACCATGTGCGCGAACGACCGGCACGATGGGTCAGCCACTGAAGCCAGTCGGTGCACATGCCACCTGTCTGCACACGGCAGCGACCGGCTTTAAGGTCGGTTTCGACGACAAGGCCAGTACGAATCATGTTGCGCAGTGCGCGCGCGAGTTCCTGAATATTTGCGAGAGTGTTCATAACGGGAAGGATGCCGCCGGGTCATACCGGCGGCAATGTGACGATGAGGTGTCGGGAATGGCACAACTAACGCTCAAGGTGAGCCAGGATAATCTCTTCAATCATCTGCACATCCTCACCGGTAAAGCCGAGCAGAGGACGCGCCGGATAATCAATTTTCTTACCGTCTTTCCGGGTTTCTTCCGACAGACCGAACTGATGCACGCTGGCGATTTTCGGTGACTTCCCTCCGTAAAATTCCATTGATGCCTGTTCCGGGCTGGCACGGATATGCAAAAAACGACTGGTGATAAGTTTCGCAAACATTTTTCGCTTAACACGACCGGTCTTTTTTCTGGCGCTCTGCTGCTGGCGTGGCGCGTAGGGTGTGCCGTCCGGGGCTTTCTGTGCCATCACCCGACGCTGCTGACTCTGCCGCAGACGTTTCGCCAGTTCGGCACTCAGTCGCCGACGCCCTGACGGTGACAGCGATTCAATAAGTCCGGTCAGCCGGTCTTCAAAACGCTTAAACTCATTCATCCCACTTACTCACCAGTTCGCCATTGATATACAGCTCCATCGGGCGGGTGACCGGCTCCGGCGGCGGAGGTTCCGGGATATTCTTCACATGCAGTGCGCCGTCAACCTCACTGACCAGCGTGCGCTCGGTCAGCATCAGGCTGATACTGATATCAAAGCTGCTGTCATTGTTGATGTCTGCATAAAACGTGAAGCCCTTTTTCTGGCCTGCGTCGGTGGTCATGATGTCGGGCTGATTTTCCCGCAGCCACGCCAGCACCGGCACGATGAGCAGGTCAAAATCACCGGTAAAGTCGGTCACAATGACATTGAGCGTGTAACGCTTTTCGAATGACAACGACGCCGCCAGCGTGGAGGCAATACTCCCGTTATCCACGAATATCCGCAGCATATCGGGGTTAGTTTTCAGCACCGTGACGGCATCAGTCAGCGCCCTGCGCAGGCTGTCGGGTTTGAGCATCGTTTTCGTCCTGACAGTGTTTAATCATTTTTACCTGGCTGGCACAGCGTGCCAGCGCGTTCTCAAGCTGTCGGATATCGGCACTTAAATCGCCGTTCGTCTCCGGGTCACTGCCCGGCATCGGGCAAAGGCTCACTTTCGGGCAGGCGTTGGCGACAATCACTGGCGTCGGTGCAGGCCGGGCGCTGGTGCAACCGGCGCACAGCATCAGGCAGGCCAGCGCCGTACCAGCGGCGAAAATCTTCGTTTTCATTCAGTAACCTCGTGATGGTTTTCTCGCGCTGTGCTTCACGCTTCGCCGCGTTCTCCAGTTCCTGACGCAGTGCCACCTGCGCCAGCTCGTTTTTGTCTGCCCTGGTGATGGCAACATGAAGCTGATTTTTCAGCATGGTGATGGTCGTCTGCTGTTCACTGGCGACGTTATTCGCCCTGTCCAGCGAGGCGCGCAGGCTGGCATTTTTGTGTTTCACCAGAAACAGACCGGTCACCGCCAGCGATAACAACACGACCAGCACAATCATCAGCTTTGACATAGTTCCCGCCCCTCAAGACGCTGACGACAGGCTTTACGTATCAGCCGGAAAAACAGCGACGCCACAAGATAAATCAGCGCGGTAAAAATCCACCCGGCAGCGACCAGCGAGATAAACGTCGCCACCATCACTACCAGAGCCGCCGCCCGTCTGCGCCACGGCACCGGCTGCAAAAACAGCGACGTGACAATCTTCACGGCCAGCGATTCCGGTGGCAGCTCCCGCCCGTAGCGTTCCAGCACATACTCAGTGGCATACACGCCGACACCACCGGCAACCACACAGATAACCGTCGCCAGAATCGCCCAGGCGGCGACAAAATTGACGGCCACGCTCTGCTGGTAAATCAGGGACAGTGCCAGCATCAGCGCCAGCGACACATTCAGCATCAGTGAAAGGGATAATTTCTTCATGGTGTTTACTCCGTTTAAGCTGGTACACCGCCGGCGGTACGCCAGACGGTGACCAGTTTTTCCAGTGAATGCTCACGCTGACCGTAACCGGCACCCGGCAGGGACGCCCAGATATTGCGACAGCGTGAAATGGCGCGCTCAATGCGTCCCGCCCGGATGTCATCCAGTGCACCGCGTTCGCGGATCAACTGAATGGCGAGCCTGTCCTGTGACAACGGACTGAAATCCGGCAGGGCAAGCTGTTTGCGATAGTGCGGCCAGAACAGGTAAAGCTGCTGATAGCGACCGGAGGCCGTGGATTTTTCACCGCGACGGTTAAACACCTTCGCCGGTCGGCCATGCGCGAACGGGTGGTCACTGTAGTCAGTGAAAATTTCCGGCTTCCCGTCCAGTCCGGTGACTATCACGTCATAGCCCCGGTTTTTCGTCAGCGGATGATTCGCCGTCCCTTCGGACACGGCCAGCATGTCGAGAAAGGCGGCGATATTCTGATGCGTGTTAATTACCGGCATTACGGTTTCCCCCTGCCCTTAAAGCGGCGCTGAATGGCAATCTCAATCACCTGATAACCGGCGATACCCAGCATGGAGCCGATGCCGCACACCGCAGGCAGTGACAGGTCAGGAAACTGCACCAGAACAACACCGGCAACCATCGAGACAAAACCACCGAGCAACATGCGCCCGATAAACAGACGCGGGGTGATGGGTTCACCACCGGCAAGCACCTTGCCGACAACAATCAGCACCCCAATCATGAAAAGCGACAGGACGCTTTTTTCTTCTGCTGTCATGCGTTACTCCCAAAGATTGACAGTTTCAGCCACGGGCGCGGTCTGAACGTCGGGCAGTTCGACGGCGGTGCCGTGTGGCAGCACCGCACCCAGTTCAGCCAGTCCCGGATTTGCGGCGAGCACGGTCTCAACCACGCCCTCAGTGCGCCCGTAATACCGGACACAAATGGCGTCGAGCGTGTCGCCCTGTAGCGCAAAGGTCTTCATCAGATTTGACTCACGATGCAGCGCGGCTTGTCCTGGATACGCGCCACCGCCCAGCGCATATCCCGCCACAGTTCATCAATGGTGCTGTCAATGCTGTCAGCCTTCTTGTCGCCTTTCGCACTGGCATCCACGCCGCGATAACGCTCATAAAGCGACGCGGTCGCCATCGCGCACACGGCGCGCTCGTAGTAAAAAACCTTGATGCTTTCACCGTCGATGTCGTCCGCCGGAACGTCCGCCAGACGCGTAAAACCGGCAGCAATTTTCTGTTCGCGGTACTCGTACAGCTCCGCATTCGTTTCAGCCATGCCTGACTTGATGGCCTCACGCAGACGGGCGGGGGCGACGGTCTGCTCAAGGCGCATACGTTCCCGGACGCGCTTCGGGTCGATATCGGGAAAAAAGAACGTGTTTTTAATCACCGGCTCGTCGCCTGCCGGTTGCGGGATAACCACCGTACCCTCACCGGACACGGGAGCCTCCTTTCGCGGAATAATCAGCGTCATCATGACTACCTCTGAAAAGTCGGGCGGTGGACGCCGGTGCAGTGTCAGGTGATTCACCGTCACTGACCGGCGTGCCGCCCTGGCGCGGGGCGCATTCGGTTGTTAACTGGCTTTCTTTTTCGGGCGTCCACGTTTTGCCGGTGTCACGCTCCGGGTCTTACGCGGGGCGCGGGTGGCCGCTTTTGGCTGCGGCTCCGGCTTCGGTTTCAGCTCCCGCTCCAGTCGTTCAATCTCTTTTTTGACGCCTGCCTGGCAGTCGAGCTGTGTCGCACGTTGCAGGTGCGCCAGCGCACCGGCGGCATCACCAGCGTCACGCAGAAACAGACCGGTAATTTTGTGCAGCTTTGCGCGCACTTCATCAGGCATGTCAGCCGTGGCGGTCAGTTCAAGGGTCTCCGTCAGCAGGCGGGTATCCACAGACTCACCGGCAGCGTGAGCGCGCATGGCCGCAAGCGCTACCTCCTCGGTGAACATGTACGGCGGGGTACGGCGGTGTTTACCCGGCATGGTCAGACCGTACTTCAGGGCATAACGGGCAATCTCCAGCGCACCGGCAATATCGCCGGTATCCAGACGCCACAGCATGACCGTCATCAGAATGTCATCCTGTGCACCTTTGCCCTGCTCCAGCACGCCGTTCACCCACGGCAACCAGAACGGCAGCAGTTCGCGTTTTTTCGCGGCCTTCAGCTCTTTTGAATAAATCGCTTTCAGTGTGCGCTGGTCTGCGGCGAGCTTAACCAGCATCTGCTCATAGACAGTTGCATGTCGCAGCGGGGCGGCTTCCCGCTGCGCGGTCATCGCTGCCGAGACCCGCATCATGTGGCGCTGTGCGGGACTCGTCATCGGTTACGCTCCCGGCTCTGCGGTCGCTTTAGCCGGTGTGGAGAAATCACCGACCTTAATTTTTTCCACCAGACAACCGGCGGCGTAGTCTTCCACCACGTAATCAATGTTCATTGACTCGTAGTTCTCCACGCGGTCGAGTTTCGGGTTTTCCTCAATCACGCGACGATGGCTGTCATCCATGTAGTAGATGGACAGGTTTTCCAGCTTCGTGATGAGCATCGCATCCGCCGGGAAGTACGGGACGCGTACCGCCGGCAGGTTACCGATGCGTTTCTGGCTGATGATGACGTCAGCGGCCAGCATTTCGCTGTTGTCCTGCTCTTTGTTAACGATGGGAAAATACTTGTCCGCCAGTAGCTGACGCCCCACAATCACCACAAGGTCAGGGTCTTCCTGATACCACGGCTCAATCAGGTTGTTGGTCGCATCCATCACCAGTGCATCGAGGCTGGCATAATCACCGCCCTTACCCACGCGGATGACTTCAGAGGTGGTGCGGCCTTCCTCGTCAGTGACCTTGCTCATCACGCGCGCCGGGGCTTCATTGCGGTATTTCTGCAGCCAGCCGACCGCCACATCCTGCAACATCGGATTACTGTTGCGGTCAGAGGTTTCGGCACGCTTCACGCCGTTAAAACCGGCCATGATGAAATCAAGGGACTGGCGTTTGATAATGGCGTTACGGATACGGAGCTGGAAATCCTGATAACGCGCCCACAGGTCCAGCGTTTTGTAGCGGATATAAAAATCGAAGTTAATCTGGTCGCATTCGTACTTGTTTGACGCCAGCTTCGAGAAGTCCTTCGGCTGACGCTCGGTGCCACCGGCGGTGTCGGTGGTGCTGGCGATGGAGCCGGTGACACCAATACCAATTTTTTCCCCTTTCATTTCGCTGACCGGCACAATGTTGATGCGGGTCAGAAAGTCAGAGGACTCCTGCATGGTGTTCATCAGGGTCTGGGTGACCGACGGTTCAACGGTGAATTTTTTCGACACATCACCGGCGTCGATGCCGTTCAGTTCGGCAACACGGGACAGGTAGGCATTAAATTTAAAGCGGGTTTCCTGGCGCATAGTTTTTCCTGAAATTAAGGGTTAATCGTGAAGGTTTTCCCGGACTGACTGACGCCGGTCAGCAGTTCGTCATCAGGGCGTCACCGCCACCGCCGGTGGCTTTGCTGCGGCGCTGCTGGGTCAGACTTTCGGTGTGGTCGAGACTGCTTTTCAGGCGGGTGAATGCCTGACTGGTTTCATCCGCCCTGTCAGTCACATCCTGCTTAAGTGCGGAAAAGGCGGTTTCCATCTCAGCAAGGCGCTGCTCAGTGGCGCTCAGTTTTTCCTGCACATGCTCAGCGACAGCGGTCACCGCTTCATGCACGTCATTCAGACGGGCGTCATCGCTGGCCTGTTTGCGGCCAAAAATGGATTTCACCTTTTCGGTCAGGGCGGTGAACACGGTTTCAGGCAGGTCTTCAAATTCCAGCTCAACAGGCGTTGCCACTGAAATCAGGTTTTCAGGGCTTAATTTGAAGCGGTTCAGGGGGTTGTGTTTTGCCGTGCGGCAGAATTCCAGGTATTCCGTGCCGAGGCTTGCCGGGTCATCGGTGACGGCCAGCCCCACCAGATAACATTTGCCTGTATTGGCAAAGTTCGGCTGAATTTCCATTGAGGTATAGACCTTCTGCGCGGCCTTGTTCATCGCGATAAGGTCATCGGTCGGGGTGATTTTCGCAAACAGCGCCCATTTGCCTTTCAGCGCCGAATCATCGTCAATCTTTTCGGCCTTCAGTTCGGCCACATCGCCATAACGTTTAAAAATGCCGTCAGGCAGGATGCCGCGCAGATGTTCCAGGTTAATACGGCAACCATAGACTCGCGGGTCAAAGGTTTCGGCCATTTCCTGAATATCCTGCGCACTGATGACACGCCCGTCACAGGTGTCACCCTCAACGCCGATACGAAAGAATTTTGAGACTTTTTTTGCCATTGTCAGGAGTCCTGAATAGTGATTAGAGGAGTCACATGTCGGCATCAGTTTCCCGACGATGCGCATCCTCCGCCATCAGTCCCGGATGGCTTATCACTGACACAACAGCACCTTAGCGAATCGCGGGGCGCGACTCAGTAGCCTTGCCGTGTATTCATCACGGCGAGGTATTCATGACCATCACCACAGACACCACTCTTTTACACGACCCGCGTCGTCAGGCGGCGCTGTTGTACTGGCAGGGGTTTTCCGTGCCGCAGATTGCCGCCATGTTGCAGATGAAACGCCCGACGGTGCAGAGCTGGAAACAGCGCGACGGCTGGGACAGCGTTGCCCCCATCAGCCGTGTCGAAATGAGCCTGGAAGCGCGGCTGACCCAGCTCATCATCAAACCGCAGAAAACCGGCGGTGACTTCAAGGAAATTGACCTGCTGGGACGCCAGATTGAACGACTGGCACGGGTAAACCGCTACAGCCAGACCGGCAACGAGGCAGACCTTAATCCGAACGTCGCTAACCGCAACAAAGGCGGGCGTCGCAAACCGAAAAAGAATTTTTTCAGTGACGAGGCCATCGAAAAGCTGGAGCAGATTTTCTTTGAGCAGTCTTTCGACTATCAGTTGCACTGGTATCGCGCCGGGCTTGAGCACCGCATCCGCGATATCCTGAAATCCCGCCAGATTGGCGCGACGTTTTATTTTTCCCGCGAGGCACTGCTGCGCGCCCTGAAAACCGGTCATAACCAGATTTTTCTGTCGGCCAGTAAAACGCAGGCGTATGTGTTCCGCGAATACATCATCGCCTTTGCCCGTCTGGTGGACGTTGACCTTACCGGTGACCCGATTGTCCTGGGCAATAACGGCGCAAAACTGATTTTTCTCGGCACCAACTCCAACACCGCGCAGAGCCATAACGGCGACCTGTACGTCGATGAGATTTTCTGGATCCCGAATTTTCAGGTACTGCGTAAGGTGGCATCAGGTATGGCCTCACAGAGTCACCTGCGCTCGACCTATTTCTCCACCCCGTCCACGCTGGCGCACGACGCCTACCCGTTCTGGTCAGGTGAACTGTTCAACCGGGGACGCGCCAGCGCCGCCGAACGCGTGGAAATCGACGTCAGTCATAACGCCCTTGCCGGTGGGCTTCTCTGTGCGGACGGCCAGTGGCGGCAGATTGTCACCATTGAGGACGCCCTGAAAGGTGGCTGCACGCTGTTCGACATTGAGCAGCTTAAACGCGAAAACAGCGCCGACGATTTTAAAAACCTGTTCATGTGTGAATTTGTTGACGACAAGGCGTCGGTGTTCCCGTTCGAGGAGCTGCAACGCTGCATGGTCGACACGCTGGAAGAATGGGAAGACTATGCGCCGTTTGCCGCCAATCCGTTCGGCTCCCGCCCGGTCTGGATTGGTTACGACCCGTCACACCGTGGCGACAGCGCCGGATGCGTGGTGCTGGCACCGCCGGTGGTGGCCGGTGGCAAATTCAGAATACTTGAGCGTCACCAGTGGAAAGGCATGGACTTTGCCACTCAGGCTGAATCCATCCGCAAACTCACCGAAAAATACAACGTCGAATACATCGGAATTGATGCCACCGGCCTCGGTGTCGGCGTGTTCCAGCTCGTGCGCTCGTTCTATCCTGCCGCGCGCGATATCCGCTACACGCCGGAAATGAAAACCGCAATGGTGCTCAAGGCCAAAGACGTTATCCGCCGTGGCTGTCTGGAATATGACGTCAGCGCCACCGACATCACCAGCTCGTTTATGGCTATCCGCAAGACCATGACCAGCAGCGGACGCAGCGCCACCTATGAGGCCAGTCGCAGCGAGGAAGCCAGCCACGCCGACCTCGCCTGGGCGACCATGCACGCCCTGTTAAATGAGCCACTCACCGCCGGTATCAGCACCCCGCTGACATCCACCATTCTGGAGTTTTACTGATGAGCAAGAAAAAAGGGAAAACACCGCAACCTGCGGAAAAAACAATCACCGCCAGCGCTCCGAAAATGGAGGCATTCACCTTTGGTGAGCCGGTGCCGGTACTCGACCGCCGTGACATTCTGGATTACGTCGAATGCATCAGTAACGGCAGATGGTATGAGCCACCAATCAGCTTTACCGGTCTGGCAAAAAGCCTGCGTGCTGCCGTGCATCACAGCTCACCGATTTACGTCAAACGCAATATTCTGGCTTCAACGTTTATCCCGCACCCGTGGCTTTCCCAGCAGGATTTCAGCCGCTTTGTGCTGGATTTTCTGGTGTTCGGTAATGCGTTTCTGGAAAAGCGTTACAGCACCACCGGTAAGGTCATCAGACTGGAAACCTCACCGGCAAAATATACCCGCCGTGGCGTGGAGGAGGATGTTTACTGGTGGGTGCCGTCCTTCAACGAGCCGACACCTTTCGCGCCCGGCTCCGTATTTCACCTGCTGGAGCCGGATATTAATCAGGAGCTGTACGGCCTGCCGGAATATCTCAGCGCCCTTAACTCTGCCTGGCTGAATGAGTCGGCCACGCTGTTCCGCCGCAAGTATTACGAAAACGGCGCACATGCCGGATACATCATGTACGTCACCGATGCCGTGCAGGATCGCAACGATATCGAAATGCTTCGCGAAAACATGGTTAAGTCGAAAGGCCGCAATAACTTTAAAAATCTGTTTCTCTATGCCCCGCAGGGGAAAGCCGACGGAATTAAAATTATCCCGCTCAGTGAAGTGGCGACGAAGGACGATTTTTTTAATATCAAAAAAGCCAGCGCCGCTGACCTGCTGGATGCGCACCGCATCCCCTTTCAGTTGATGGGCGGCAAGCCGGAAAACGTCGGGTCTCTGGGTGATATTGAGAAAGTGGCAAAGGTCTTTGTCCGCAATGAACTTATCCCGCTACAGGACAGGATTCGGGAAATAAACGGCTGGCTCGGTCAGGAGGTCATCCGCTTTAAAAACTACTCACTGGACACTGACAACGGCTGAACATCGCCGCCTGCGGGCGGCTTTTTTACACCCCGTCAGCACGCCCTCACACGCTCACCTCCGCGCAAAACAGCCCGCAGACACACCAGCGCCCCGGCGCACAATCTAAACGCCATTACGACGCGCTGAGACGCTGAAAAAATAAAATCAGCACCACCGCCAGCGCGCAGTGCTTTCCCCGCCTCGCCCGCCCGCTTCATGAGTCGGTTCTAATGCAGTTGCATTGTAATCACAACACCTTGCCACTGGCTGATTGACTGATATAGATTATGCTTTTGTTTAACATGCAATTTAATGCAATCACACGCATAGTAGGATAATAAGCTCATGGCGAGAAAAAAAGCAGAACATACCCCAAAAACTAAAGAAGAAAAGGAGCTTTTAGATCAAAGCATAGTTGAAATGCAAAAAATCACTGACCATGAAATACGTGAGTTCCCGATAAGTGTTATTGTGGACAAATTTCAGAATGGTCTTGAAGAAGATGAGGCAGAGCTTTTTATACCTGACTACCAAAGGGAGTTTATCTGGAACAACAAGCAAAAATCCCGTTTCATTGAATCTCTGCTTTTAAATCTTCCTATACCTTACATATTCGTTGCCGATATTGGTTCAGGTGAAAATGAAGGTAGACTTGAAATTGTTGACGGTAGCCAACGAATAAGAACCCTACACCAATTTACCAATAACAAACTAACTCTTGAAGGCCTGCAGAAATTAGTCACAGCCAATGGTTTTAAATATTCTGATTTCAGTACTCCCCGTCGCCTACGTTTTGATAGAAAAACTATTCGAATGATTGAACTTACAGAACATTGTGACGAAGAGACAAGAAGGGAAATTTTTGACCGTCTGAATACTGGCGGAAAAAAACTAACAACAATGGAACAACGGCAAGGTAGCCATGATGGGCCATTCCTTGCATTTATCAATGAAATTTCCGAAGATCCTCTATTTCATAGCATCTGTCCTTTGGGAGATGCAAGAAAACGTCGCTCTGAATATCCAGAATTGGCACTACGCTACTTTGCCTACACTGAAGAATATCTTGATTTCAGAAAAAGCGTTGATGAATTTCTTACAACCTATTTAAAACGTAAAAATGCCGAATATACAGATGAAAACGCAGCTATGCTGGCGGAAAAATTTCATAAAATGTGCCAATTCATTAATACACATTTCCCAAATGGTTTCAGAAAGGTGAAAAACGCCACCACTGTTCCTAGGATTCGTTTCGAAGCTCTTGCCGTCGGTGCAACATTAGCACTAGAGGAAGAACCCAATTTAGTTCCTAAAAATATTGATGACTGGATCAACTCGAAAGAGTTTATCACGCACACACGTTCAGATGCCAGCAACTCTAAACCCAAAGTTAAAGCACGCATTGAATATGTAAAAAACAAGTTGCTTGGGAAAGACATTCCAGAAAATATTGTCGACGAAGATGAAAATGAAGATGAAGATGAAAATATGGAGTGAGGCCAAGTAAATGGAGGAGATGACAAGTAAAATTCTTTTCCAAGAAAGAATGCAAGATATTAATGAATACTTCTCATTCATTCAGTTACTAATAAACAAAAAACCATCTCTAGTCTATAAAGAGAATACAAGCGATGCGCCTATACAACAACCCATTGATATTGATATGACTCATATTTTAAAGGCTAATGCATTTATTATATTGTACAATCTCATTGAAGCAACCATTTCCAATGCAATAGAAGACATTCATAATGTTTTAATGTCTAATGAATCATTATGTGCAGATACTGTAAATGAAAACCTTACAAGAGTAGCATTTCATAGTTTACAATCACCAAATGGGAAAATAGATTTCTCACAAGGGAACATTGCAAAAGTTATATTTAAAGAGTGGCTAAACGCTCACAAAAAACTTATCCAATCAAATAAAAATCCGTTATTTTCTGGAAATGTTGATGCTAGAAAAATTAGAGAAGTCGCTGAAAAATATGGCTTCTCAGCAGATACAGATTCAGAAATAACGCGAAATGGTTGCAATTTACTTCCAATAAAAAAGGCCAGAAACGACCTTGCTCATGGTTCTGAATCATTTAGAAACAAAGGCAGAGATACATCTATTGATACACTAACAGAAATGAAGGATGAAGTTTTTCATTATCTCAACTGCATCCTTGAAAATATACAAACTTATCTTGATACTCAGGCTTATTTAAGAGCGGCGGGGTGAAACTCTTTCAAATGATGTACTATTGAAAGACCAATCGCTTTACCTAAGTTTACAGGAACAGCATTACCTATCATACGCCCGACATTTTTCATTTTGATCGGCTCGCCCGGTTGGGTAAATGAATATGTAACAGGAAACGTTTGAAGTAATGCTGCTTCCCTAAGTGAGATTGCACGATGCTGCTCGGGATGACCAAAACGTCCATTACCAAAACCATAACAAAGTGTAGTTATCGTTGGACTCGGTTTATCCCAAGACATACGACCATAAACACTGGCATATCCCTGCCCACTTTTCTTGGCATGACATGAAGCGATTAATTCAGCAGGCCAATCCCTCCATGTCCCCCCCGGTTTTGAATGTAGAATACGTTTGAGATTAATTTCACTCAATCTACTCGCCTTATGGAGAGGGTCTTTTGGATCTGCTTGTCCCGCTTCAATCGAAGGTAAATTACCAATGCAATCCCTAACTGTCAGCTTTACCGATGTTTGTGGTTTCATCAGAGAAATCGGCGCAAATTTAGATGCGAGTAATACATGCCTCACTCTGTTTTGCGGAACCTCAAAATCTACACATTCAATCTTATTTGCCCAAACATAATAACCCAATGCTATTAAGGTATTATAAAAATCATCATAGACAGAATGTTTTGTCACATCAGGAACGTTTTCCATTGTAACTATTTCTGGTTTCGTGTCTTTTATTAAACGTTCAAACTCATATAATAACGGCCACTTTTTATCATTTTTTTTATCTTTTCCCTGAGTATATTTAGAAAATGGCTGACAAGGTGCACATCCGGCCAATACTTTAACACTTGCCCCTTCAAAAAGATTTTCGATTTCATCTTTTGTCACCAGAGATATATCTTTTTCAATAAAAAGTGCATCATTATTGCTTTCGTATGCAACACGACACTCACCTTCTAAATCAATGCCTGCGACAACGTCCAATCCGGCCAAATGTAAGCCGTGCGTTAAACCGCCAGCACCGCAAAAAAGATCAACAACTTTTACCGCCATCTTAGTCTCCGAATGATTTCTAAGCGGAGTATAACTGGATATCCAAAAAATCTCGAGCGTTTTAACACAGCCACAATTCCAGATGGCTACGTACAGTAAAATAATCTCTTGCTTTGAGCGTCTTAGCTTAGAGATAACTTATTAATCCCAAAAACAATTTCTGTTTGTAAAAATCCCGGCCACTCATCAGCAACCGGATACGTGAATTGTTTCCCGTCATAATTTACGGTCGCCCCACGCGCCAGCGCCTCAAGCTCCCATCGCTGAGGCCTGATACCGTTCTGAGCAAGATCAACGCGGATACGGGTAATTTGCAATCGTTCCGACCGGGTCAGTCTGGCCGATGGCGCTATTTCATGCGGTTTTAACGGGCTTCCGTTTCTCTGCTGACGATTTGGTGTTCTCAGCCCGTGTTTTAATGCGCCCCTGAGCGCCCTCACGACCTCCGGTTCATTCCATTCAATAACACCGTCATCAACCAGATTAAGCACTGCTGCGGCGTGCTCAGAAGGTGTGGGAGCCGGTAACGAAGTATCACCACCGGTGAGCTTTCCACAGTTATTGACAGGACTCCGAGGCGCGGCGATGCCGCTTTTTAAAGTCAAAGGCTCAACGACCGGAACTTTCGGCACAATGCGCCAGTCCGTCGTTCTGGTGATATGAATATGACGCGCGCCGAGATGCGGCGCGTAAATGCCGACCACTCTCTCGACTTCCTCCTCGTATTCGTTGACGTCATCCGACGGACTACGGGCAACCCTGACAGTCTGACTATCGCGCGGGACATTTGCCCCGCCCTGCGCGCTGATATACAACGCAAAATCACCACTGTCTGCGGCGGCGCGTGCAGCCTCGACGCGCTCGTCAAACTCATCAGCAATGCTGACGCCGCGCGGCAATTTGCGTAGTTCACGGTAAGCCCCCATTGTCGGCAGACCAACCGTTTTAAATTGCGGGATGCGCCACGTTGACGCCCATGCGGTAACAGCCGCGGCAGTGTCTTTCAGCGGTCTGCCGGTATCATTATCGAGCTGACCATCCAGTGCATATCCGTCGATATTTTTTGAGATGTATTTCGCGATATACCCCGCAGCACCACCCCGGTTAAGGTGTTTCGCCTGAAAACGGTTTCGCGCGGCTCCTCTTTCGTCGCCATCCTCTTTGAGCGCATAGCGACGCATGATTTCGATAATCTGGTTACGCTGGCGTGGATTACAAAAAAGCATCATATGCCAGTGCGGCGTTCCGTCGTGGTGTGGCTCGACGACTCGCAAACCGTAGACCTGTAAATCATTATCCTTGAATGCCGTGCGCATCAGGCTCCAGATACGGCAGAGATAACGCTGCGCATCCTTTGGATTAAATGCCTCATCATTCCAGCCGTGATTTAGCTGGACGGTTTTACTTTCGCCTTTTCTGACCTGACGTGTCGGATGATACTTTGACGGCGCGGTCAGCGTGATAAACATCCCCACATCACCCTCTGCGGCGGCGTAACGCTCAATACCGGCGATGGTGTTCATCAGCTCCATCCGGCGAATTTCAGGATTAGAAATACTGCCCATCACCTTACTGATAAGGTCGATGCGCTCGCCGGTTTCCCTGTTTTCAAGGTCACACGATTTAAGAAATTCCAGATTTGCCTGGCGGCGTGCACGTACATCACGAATGGCATGTTTACTGGCATAAGGAGAACGGTCTTTATTCACCTCCCCGACAGCAATCAGTAACGCCTCATGCCAGCGCATACGCTGGCCTTTAAGCTGATGAGTCCACCACTCATCGTTAAACAGACGGGCAATGGCAGAATATGCCTGCCTCGTGGTTATCTGTCCTTTACGGTATTTTTTCCAGTAGAGCGGGGAAATATTGAAAGCACGTGCAGCGCCAGCAACATGACCATACAGATGATCCTGCGCCTCATCCGTAAACAGCGATTCTTTTTCGCCATGCGCATCCACCCAGGCATCGCAGAGTTCCTCATACATCATGAAAAGCTGCGATGAGATACGGGCGGCAAACTTTTTCAGCTCCTTGTCATTCATCCCCGGCAGACGCGCATAATGGTCACGCTCTGCCAGAAACAGCAACGACGCGTCGGTGTTCATTTCATGGCGCTGATTCACACGCTCAATGCGCGGCCATAAACGACGCTGAAAAGTGGATGTGAGAAAATAAAACCCGTGCACCGGGCTTTTATTGCGCCGGATGTAGTCATAGCGTGAAGTAAACAGCGAGCGCAAAAAGTAAGGCAGGCGGTTAATCGTGGATAAAACACCTTGCACCTGACGCATCTCGTCACGTGTAAGAGGTCTTTCTCGCCCGACGGCCTCGCGTGGCGCGTTCCATGCATAAGCACCGGTAAACGCCTTACCGGTGCCTGCGGCAAATGCTGACGGAGGGACAAAACGCCCGGAGGCTTTAACGGCCATGTGAGCCAAAAGCCTCTGAACAACGCTTGCTGAGTTGCTCAACCTGCGCGTTTAAATCAGCAAAAGATTTTGCGCTTCCGGTCAGAATATCGTGATGCATCATGCCGGAAACGAGCTGGCTTAATTTCGGGTAATAACCAACCACCGCCAGCCATTCCTGACCGGCGTTTTTACCGCTTTCCGCTCTCTTTTTCTCGTGGAGAATAAACTGAAAGCTGTCACTGGTAACGACATAACGTTCGCCAATTTCAATACGAATACTCATGCCGTTCTCCGGTAATGTTTGTTTTTTGCTTCAAAGACTGACTGACAGGAAACACAACGCGTGGCTGACGGATAAGCCGCACGACGGGCAGCAGGTATTGGCGCGTCACACTCTTCGCAAACCAGCGCAGAAGCACCGAAATGTTTTACCCTTGACGCGTTAATCTGGCGCTCCAGTAATTCAGCCTGTTGTTCCTGAATAAAATCTACGTTGTCCTGCATTATCAGCTCCTTTTATCGTTAAGTTTCCTGGATACATCAGCGCAATAACTGGCAAGTTCTGTCGTTAATTTTGTCAGTTCATCCACTGAGGAAATTTGCTTGTGGAATACAGCGCGTTTAACAAGTAAATTGACCACATCAGACAGGAGGTTTAATTCATTCTGATAAATCGCGATAACAGATTCAGTTATGTCGCGTTTTTCTTTATCAAGACAAAGTTGAATAAGAGACAAATCACCATTTTCCATAACGGCGATTTTTAAGGCGTTATTCAGTAATACAACTGAATGGGAACAGGACATCAAAGTACCTCCCCGCGAGACAATCCGATATTGTGAAATTTTTCCGACTCCTGACTGAGCAGCTCGACTATCTCCACGCGGGATAACTCGGCCTTTGTGATGTGGCGAATCATGGCGTCAAGATGAGAAGAAAAGCGCGTCGCAGCGTCGGCCTGTGCTTCGGTTCTGGCCTGTTGCAGCAGTAATGCGTATTTACCGCACTGATTTTCAGAAACTGTATGCATGACTTTCTCCAGGCAAAAAGAAGCCCCGCACGATTAAGTGCGTTAAAAACTCTGGTTAATTATTTAATGCAGATATTGCTCTGGTTTTACCGATGTCAGAATTGTCGGTGCATACTCAAACAGGCTAAACAATTCACGTAATGCACGGAATAAAGCATCACGCCAGTAACATGACTCTTCATTAATTCGCCAGTATGGCTGGTTGAATTCTTTTTCAGTCAATCCGGCATGCATAAATAAAGTACGGCGCTGACTGACAGTTAAAAAGCTAATATATGCATACTCACTTGCACCGACCTGACGGCGTTTTGAGAATGCCCCACGCAATTCATCAATTGCACAAACCAGCCGTTCACGTTCGACGTCGTTCATTTCTTCAAAACGCATCGTTGCATGACGCTGTTTTAACTGCGCATGGAAGCAAACCGTTAGCCGTTCGCGCTCCATCATCTGATTATAATAATCACATGTCTCCTGCCAGCGAGGGACTGCAAGATGCTTACCAATTATCCGGCGCATAGTTGCTGGTTGTTTTTCAACGAGATTGAGCGTCATCACTGTCATTTCCATACCCTCCGGCTTTTCAGAAAGGTCAGAGCCTTCTTTAACGGACTCTGTTTTTTGGTGCGAATAATGATGCCTTTGCGCCCCTTCCCATGGGTGATGGTGAAGTCAATCGCCCTGGGGCTTTCGTTACGCAATAACTGAGCAATACAACGAGGTTCCTGCATAACTCCTCCTGAAACAGAGCCGGTTTTTAGCCATGTCCGGCACATGGTCTTGTGATATGCTCCAAACGCTACACTCCACATGTATGCAATTAGTTAATAACACAAGGGAAAAAATCATGAATAATGAAGAAAAGGTAAAATTTCTCTTTGAGCAAACTTGCGTGGTAATCAGCTCCTCCATACCTCACATGAACCCCAACGTTACGCTGGATAAGCACACTCAACGTCTCTTTGACTCGATTTATCCAGTATTGGAAAAAAAGCTCGAGGAGAAATTAGCCTCCAGTTAATGCATCATTCGTCATAAGACAGAAAATCAATGACGCCAGCGATAACGCTGATATCTTTGCCGGACACCTGTTTATCTAAGCGTCCGGCCTCTTCTTTAATGAAATCCCCGATTTTTACCGCCAGTTCTAAAATTTCTCTCTGCGTCAGTGCCTTATCTGTGCCGCACTGGTTCGCACTATTTTTATTCGCCATGACTTTCCCCTTATGCCGTCCGCCCCGTTGCCGACAGCCTGATTTAGCAATGATTTAAAGCCCCATCCACAGCAGCCACGCGTCGCGCTGTTCAACCGGTCGGTTGTAGAATGCCTCACGCACAGCACGATTAAACTCTGGAATAAAAACCCACTTCTCACCGACACGAGCGTTCGGCTTACTTGGATCCCGAAGCTCAATAACTGGCAATTTATTCTCTTTTACCATCTTGACTACAGCCGTTTCTGGCTTACCAAGTAACTCTGCAAACTTAACCGTATGTACCGCATCAAGCGGGTACTGAATCACATAGTCACTGACTCCCATTGGTTAGCCCCTTTTTGCTTTCGTGTTACCCTTGTTAGTTCCAGTCCCTTACAAGTCGCTCCTGTCCTTACTAGGGACTGGTTTGTGCACCCCAAAAGGTTCTTACCTTTAGACCTTTTGCGGCAATATAGTCTTTAACTAGGAACCATGTCAAATGAAAGTAGCCGATAAAATTAAGGCAATACGTAAAGCAGAGGGTTTAACTCAAGTAAAGTTTTGTGAAATCAGCGGCCTAGCACTTAGCACGTTAAAAAATTACGAGGGAGGACATGCAGAGCCCGGCTTGGGAGTGGTGATGAAAATCACAAACACCCCTCAGTTTCAGAAATACACCCTTTGGCTAATGACAGATAAAACAGCTCCGCAAGCTGGTCAGATTGCACCGGCTCTCGCACACATTGGGCGAGAACCAACAGAATCAGACCGCTCCGAGAAACAGACTGGTTAACTCTCTATAAACATTACATTTTCACCATTTGTTACCAAGATGGTGAGTACAGCGCCGGAGGGCTTTCTTATGTCAATTAAGAAGCTCGATGATGGTCGCTATGAAGTGGACATTAGACCTCGCGGTCGCGACGGAAAACGCATCCGCAGGAAGTTTGAAAGAAAAGCTGAGGCGGTGGCATTTGAGCGGTACACAATCGCCAACGCCAGCCAGAAAGAATGGGCAGGCCAGCGAACAGACCGCCGCCCCCTGTCAGAGCTGTTAGAGGCATGGTGGAAGTATCACGGCCAGAATCACGAACACGGAGAAAAAGAGCGAGGGCATTTGCGCAAAACCATCAGCGGATTGGGTGACATACAGGTCAGCAGGTTAAATAAAAAATGCCTGATGGATTACCGCTCTGCTCGTCTACGCGATGGCATCAGCGCGGCGACGATAAATCGTGACATGTACCGCTTATCGGGCATGTTCACCAAGCTAATCCAGCTAGATGAGTTTTCCGGGCAACATCCGATTCACGGACTGCCGCCACTGGCGGAAGCCAACCCGGAAATGACGTTCCTGGAAAAAGCAGAAATCAAAAAACTGTTAAATGTTTTGACTGGTGATGACTTACTTGTCGCGCTTTTATGTCTGAGCACTGGAGGAAGATGGACGGAAGTTGCCACGCTAAAACCAGCACAGATTACAAGTTGTAGGGTTACCTTCCTGAAAACCAAAAACGGTAAAAAGCGAACCGTGCCGATTTCTGAGGAACTGGAGAAGAAAGTTAAAGAGGAGGCCAGCGCTAAATTGTTCAAGGTCGATTATGAGAAGTTTTGTGGAATTTTACGCAGAGTAAAACCTGATATCCCACCCAATCAGGCAACCCATATCCTGCGCCATACCTTCGCAAGCCATTTCATGATGAACGGGGGCAATATTATTGCGTTGCAACAGATTCTCGGACACGCAAGCATTCAGCAGACGATGGCCTACGCGCACCTTGCACCTGATTACCTGCAAAACGCAGTAGCATTAAACCCGCTAAAGGGAGGTTTAACGGTTTGATAACTAATCATGCAGCATAGTCCGTTTGCTATCGACCAAGACGATAAGCGCACCTTGCGATGTAACGTCGTCCTGATAGACGTCAAAGCTTAACCCGTCGGCCTGCGCTTTCCCAGCAGGTCTGAATTTAAGCGACCAGTTGTAACCACAGAGGATGGTCATAACACCTTTAAAAAGTGGGATGACCAGTTTAATGCGTTTACGCAAAGGGAGTTTTGAAGAAATGACAAACAGTTCCAT